AAACACCCTTATTCTATTTCCCACATATCATTATCAAATTCCCCACCCGCACACACCACACATAATGCGCAGCTCACAATCTGATAATTCCTCCATTGTCAATAATACTTTCACCGCCCTTACAGAGACTCCCAGGTCCCCGAGAGAGAACATTACCCACTCTACTCGTTTGCTTGATGATGCTGCTGTAAAAGACATCATGAATTTATTCTTCGAACAATTTCCCTCCCTCAAAACTTTACACCACCAAAACACCAACTCCACCCCACCAACTGACCCCACTCTTGTTGACCCTACACAACAAGAATCTCAACTCCCCCCCCCTCCCTTATTTCCTTTAATGCCCACCCAGCCCCACCATGAGTGTGGGCTTCTAGAGAACACACACTCTCCGAAGATTGTCAATTCCGTTGACACCATTTTTGGTCTTAATAGCCTCACAGACTTGCCTACATATGTCCGTAATGCTTCTACCGAGTCCGAACTTGAACCTGTTCACCACCTACTTAACACTGCTGCTCGCCTTCCACCTATCTATATCCCACCCGAGCAATATCTTACCTACAACTCCAATCTCTACAATATGACCAAATCTTTCCAAAACAAAACACGTCCCGCTCCTTATCACGATCTGATTCCAAGTGATAAGCAATCAATTGAAGCGACTAAAAATGTCGTCGAAGCTTTTCGTGCCCTCAACGAAAGAAAATGGACTCCCAATGAAATTATCCTCCTCAATGAATTTTCCACTATAGCCCAAGAGAAACTCCGCGCAAAACGCGATAATCCCAACCATGCCCAAGGCAGATTCCTTGACCTCTTCTTCGACTCCACCGTCTTTGACACTGCATCCGACAAAATAGCCCAAACCATTAAAGAAACTGGTGTTGAAACTGCCAAAACAGTTGCCTCATCCGTTGAAGTCATGCAAAAAACTCTCCTCCAATTCTTCGTTGACTCTAAGCTCTTTTCTCCCTCAGCTATTGAATCCTTCCTATGCTTCGCTATCCCATTCGTTACTATGTATTTCTCCAACTTCGATCCCGTCGTTGTCACACTCCAAATCACTCAACTCATGCTCACCTTCTCTTCTTTTATCAAATGTGCTCAATCCCTCCTTCAACCAGCTATAATGACTCTCCTTCAAGACTTCGCCGCATGGTTCTCCCAGATCACAGACCTCAACTGGATTAACCCTTTCAAGACTTCACCCTCTTTCGACAAAAACGATACCACAGACATATCTAAAAACTCATCTTCCTCCCCCTCTTCGACCACAGAACCTGTCACTAACACCTGTCAAATGGACGTGCCAATAGCTTTCGATAGCCACAAGATGGTCCAACATCTTGTCACTGCCCTCTCACTCGCTTTTACTGGCGTCGCCTCCACAGTTGTTGTCTCTCAAGACAGCAAGATCAAGACCATTTGTGACATGGCTCGCGTTGCCACTTCCCTCTCATCTCTCTACAAAGTTATATCCGAACTCGCTGACTGGTGTGTTAAGAAAATATATGAATTCTTTGGCTTTAACATGGACGATATTAAAATATCATCCATGGTCCCTGAATTCCAAGAATTCGCCAATGAAGTTATATCACTTGACACCACAGAAACACGAACAGACATGACCACTGACTCTTCAGTATGCACTCGCATCGAAAGATGCTATGTGCGTGCCGTCGAACTATCTAAAGACATCTACAAACCTCACTTCCCCCCCCACATCACCACCCGTTACACTATGCTCTATAATATTGTCAAAACACTTTACATGAAATCCCTTGACTGCGCCCCTCGCTTCAAGGATGCCCGACCCGAACCTGCTTGTATAATAATTGCTGGACCTTCGAATATCGGAAAATCCGTCATTACGCGTGAGATACTTACTATCCTGCGTACGACCCTTTTTCCCGATGTTCAAGAGAAAGAATTTGCCTACTATCACAATTCTGGTTGCGCCTTCTACGATGGCTATGTTAAACAAAAAGCCCTCGTAAAAGATGACATGTATCAAATGGTTGACACTCAAGGCTCACCAAACACCGATTTTATCGACACCATCCGCCTAGTTAATACCGCTCCCGCGTTGTTACCTATGGCCGTTGCTGAACTTAAAAAAGATGCTTGGTTTGCCTCTGAGTTTGTACTAGCAAGCACCAACGTTTCTAGTATAAAACCTGTTTCCATTGTCTCCGCCGAAGCTGTAACTCGACGACTCCACCTTTGGGTTGAACCCATCCTACACTGTAAAAGTACCCGCGCTCTTTCCACTGACCTCGTTTGGGGCAAATATCGACAATTTGCTCATCATGATGGCCACTCCATGGCTTGTTACACTTTCCATCTTAAATACAAAGGCGACACTACTTATACACCTCAACCTAAATCTTCCGCCAATGCCCTCGCTAAACGCTTTCCCGACGACCCAAAAAGGGATCCTTTCGCCTGGACCTTTGAGGACATCATGCTCAAGCTCCTTGAAGTTCGCCTTCTACACATCCGAAACTACGACAAACCTTCTTTCACAAACGTTGACCATACACTTATCTCTAAAGCCGCCGCCCTCTCCTACGAGGAACTTGCTAATTTCAACAACGCTCGCGCTATGCCCTTCACACTCACCTCTCCTCCTTTTGTTCCTAAAAATACTTCTAGCTCATCCCCCCCTCCCTCTGAAAAGACTGAGGAGGAGGAACCTACTAACGATCCAGACATCACCAATCACTCACAAATGAACACCGACAAAAAAACAAAAACCACAGCCTCTAAGAAACTACAATTCACGCCTCTCGAAAAGACATCGGACATCTCCGTTCCGTGCGGTTGGGTTGATGAAGGAGATAATATCTTCCTCTTCAATCCGGCCTTTTTCTTTTCCTTTCCTCCCGAATCTGTCTTTGGATTCATTTCTTCTTACCCTGAACTCTTTTCCAACCAATTTTGCGATTCTATCTTCACCAAGACACCTAACATTGACATGCTCTCTTACCTCAAATCCATCAATCACTCTATCTTCTCTCCAAATTTCTATGCCCATCTCTCTCAAATCCGTGACGATGTCAAATTTTCCCGATATCTCCCATATTACCTCGGTCCTATGGTTGATGTCCTCTTGACTCAAACTCGTTACTATTCTCGCACTGAAAAATTCCCTGAAGCTAAACTTATTTATGTTGACATTGTTCCTTCCATGATTGATCCTCAAATTTCCCATGAGAAGAAACTGAAGAAAGAAAGAAAAGCCGAAAAGAAACGTCAAAAGGAATGCGATGACGCTTCTGGTTTCACCCAATGGGAAGAGGACAACACATTCTCACCCGCTGAACTTGAAGCCTGGCATAAAAAGCTTTCTTTAAAAGACAATAATCACGCCCAGATGGAACAAAATCCGTACGACACCGACTCCAAACTCGAAGATGAAGAAGAATTGAACGATGAAACATCGTCACCGATCGCTAAACTCTCGAAAGAGATGTTTTTGGCGGTTGATGACAGTGGAGCATTACTTGATTTATTCGTTTTTGGCCTCAGGGATCAGGATGCTGACCAAGTGGTAGCAGTCAACGATCGAACAGATCGTTACTTCTTCCACAAGTCAAAAACCTTCCTCGAGACCAACATTCTTCACTTGGAGTTGAGACCACGTGTCAATACCATTTTCTATGACAACTTAAAGACACAGGGTAGACGACTACTTAATACACAAAATTTTAAACGATCTATTCGACTCTACTTGAGCAATGTTGTTTTCGATATTCCTACCGAACAATATGACCAGGGTATGATAACAGCCACCTATAAAATTTATCATATCATGACCATGTTCTTCGATAACATCGATTTCATTGTTGTAAAACCACCTACACCCCCCCCAACTACTATCACCACTTCCTCCATCTCCAAAAGTTTCACTTCCTCACTTGCTTCTTATGCCGCTACCTTCCTCGACACTTTACGCTCTCATTGGTTCTACATTCCTGCCTCTCTCCTCCTTGCCTCCATAGCCATTTACAAGATCTACTTCTACGTTTTCCCATCTAAGCCTCTTATTGCTTCCGAAGCAGGTATTGATGTTTATGATAATAAACTCAAAAAGACTTTCCGCATGGACCCCGAGTCCGCGCGTGAAAAGTTCCTGTACGGAGGCAAAAGATGGGAAAAAGCCAACATTAAACTTAAAAGACAAAACAACAAAAACACAACACCCGATGTAGCGGCCGAAGGATCGCGAGATTCTACAGCTGATCAGATTTGTGCGTCCGTTAACAACAATCTCTTTCTCATGGAGTTTCACAAAAATGGTAAGCGCATTGGTTCAATCCACATCTTGTTCGTAAAAGGAACAACTGCCATTGCGCCCCGCCATTTAGTGACAACACTATCAGAATCAGATCATGTTATGCTCGCCCACCCCTACAACGAGAGTCGTGCTGTTGATGTTGACAAGATCATTGTCCTCATCGATGACACAATACCCTTTGATGTTTGCGCGCTCCAGTTCCCCGGAGCCGTCGGCTCACGCCGAAACATCATAGGCTGTTTTGCCTCCGATCACGACATATTCAACAAAGACATTTCCAACCAAGCCCGCCTTCTTTCTATTAACACTTCACTTTCAAAGATACCTTCCTGGCAGTCCCGTGAGCTATACGCTAGCTACGATGCCACCCCTGTTAAATACCGTGATGTTAAAGGTATCAACATCATCACCAATCCCTCCAACTTCTCTTACAACCAATCTACTGAAACTGGCATGTGCGGATCACCCCTTGTGATCCTAAACACTTCGTTCGCACGAAAAGTTGTCGGCTACCACATAGCCGGCAACGATTCGGGTACGAAGGGTTATTCCACGCCCATTACTCAAGAAACAATTCACCAACTCTTATCCCACCCCAACGCTGTCAAGACCCTCCAAATAGCTATTGAAGATTATGAAAAAGTCATACCCTTCAATGGTTTGGAAGATAGCGTTATCCCTGGAGCTAAGAATATTAATCTTCTTGGTATTGTTTCAGTAGACGAAGCCACCACCACTTGTTCCGCCACTAAATTACGTAAAACGGAGCTTTATGGAGCTTTTGGTCCTTCAACCAAAGAGCCCGCCATACTGCGTCCCGTCAGGATAGATGGACAATACGTGGATCCTCTTGAAAAGGCCTTGCTTGCAAACACAAACCAAGTTCCTCTTCTTGATGATTCTATTATTGACCTCATCGTTGACAAACTCTCCTCTCATTTCCGTGAAAATATTCGACCTGACACAGTTAGACGCGTTCTAACACAGGAAGAAGCCATTAACGGAATACCTGGTAAGGCCTTTATTGACTCTCTCAATTTTGGTACCTCGCCAGGATACCCCTTCACTCTCTACGCTCATGACAAGCGCGCCTTCTTTGACCCCGTTGGTAATAAGCCTATCGAATTCTTGCAAGAGAGAATTGATACAATTATCGAAAGGGCCAAGGATGGCGAAGCTTGCCTTAACATATTCACTGACTCTAATAAGGACGAAAAACGTCCCATAGCCAAAGTTGCCGAAGCCTCCACTCGCCACATCTCGGGCAGTCCAGTTGATTTTACGATTGCTTTGCGGATGTACACTCTCGCGTTCATGGCTCACGTCATGGACAACAGAGTGGACAACCACGTAGCAGTTGGTATCAATCCGACTTCTCAAGAATGGTCACGCCTTGCCTGGAAATTACAGAGCAAGGGCACCTCCCTCTTCGGAGGTGACTTCAGCAAATTTGACTCCACCCAGAGTTTTCAAATATTGGACCGCGTGATGGATATCATCAATGCGTGGTTCGATGACGGGCCCGCAAATGCCCTAATTCGGAAAACGCTTTGGCGATCCGTCACAAATTGTGTTCACATTAAGGGTTGTTTCGTATACCAAGCTGACCATAGCTTGGCGTCCGGAAACGCCCTCACTGCGATTGCGAATTCTATTTATGTCATCATGGTTTTTATGTACTGCTGGATATTAATGTTCAAAGGCACTCCCTATGAGTCCCTTGAATGTTTCTTCCTCTATGTATATATAATCACGTTTGGCGACGATCATGTCGTTAACATTGATGATTTGATTAAAGAATTTTTCAATCAGAAAACAATCCCTCCAATTATGAAATCTCTCGGTATGAACTACACCGATGAAAATAAAAATATTGACCCCCTTGTCGCTTATAAAAGTATCATTGACGTGACCTTCCTTAAAAGAGGTTTCGTCTTTGACGCTTCTATGCAGCGCTACTTGGCCCCGCTCGATTTCGGTGTACTTCGTGAAATGGTTTATTATATCAAAAAAGATGCTGAACCATATTACCAGATGAAGAACTTGTTTGAGTTCTCGCTTGAACAAGCTTTCCATCATGGTGAAGAAGTATACCGGGATTGGACCCGAAAAGTAGAAAGAGCAATAATTGAAAGCTCTTTACCCATAAAAATCAATTATCTTAGTTACAGTGCGCAGAGAAGAAATTATCTCGCATATGATACGGACCTTAAGAAGGTGAAAGCGTCTGACGAACTTGAAGAAATTCTTGTTTGCCAGATGTATTCGCTCTCTGACGGTCGTAAAGTAACAAAAACAAACACCACCACCTTTTCTGACGATGTTGGCATCTCCATGGCAACCAAGCCTGGTGCTGTTTCCACGCCAAGCTGGCTATCAGCCGAAGAAAGTGACTCAAAATATCTCGAAAGACCTATTAAAGTCGCCTCCTTCCCCTGGTCATCAGCAAACGCTTTTGGATCCATCATCACGACACTTGACATGCCAGATGTTATCATCAACAACGCAACCATTACCCCAAAAATCGAAAACTATCGCTTCTTAGCTGCAGACATTCTTATTGAGATTAAATTCAATTCAATTTCCACAGCATGCGGTACTCTTTGGATGTTCTTTGAACCTTTCAGAGAAATGATCCTCGAGAGACGTTTCGCAAACAATTTTGGGTGTATGACTGGTTACAACGGACTGGAACTTAACGTTGGCTCTCCCGCAGCGATGACTTTCCTTATCCCTTATATCAGTCCTAACACCTATCATGACTTGAAAAACGCCCTTGTTGGTCTTGGTGCTCTGCACTTTGCCGTGCTTGCACCCTTCTCCACAACCGTTCCAACAGATAAATGCACTGTGGACGTTTTTGCTTCACTCAAAAACGTCCGCTTATGTGTTCATCTTCCAAACACAACGATTTCTGCGCAAATGGAAGCAGTTCAAAAATCAGAAAAAGGTATGATAAGCAGCATATCAGGCCCCGTCACTAACGCAGCGAAAGCACTATCAGGACTCCCCGTTCTTGGTCAGTACTTTCAAGCCGCCGCTTGGCTTGGTGACTGTGTCACAACAGTTTCCACGTCAATCGGCTTGTGTAAGACGCCCGATCTTAAAGCTTCAATCACCACCACACCACAGCCGGCAAAGGGTTTCACCCAAGCCTACGGTATAGATCAGGGTGTAGTTCTCTCCCTCCATCCCGCTAACGCAATCACTCCTTCCTTGAGTGTTTTCGGTACAAACGTTGATGAGATGGACTACAAATACATCCAGAATAAATACTGTTGGTTCGGGCAATTCAATTTGTCGACCTCCGACCCGTCAGGAACGATCCTTACTTATTTTCCCATCACACCTGGTCTCTGCGCCGCGTCCTTCACGCCCGACGTCACTGGCACCTTCTCTACAACACTTTTGTCGTATCTAACATCGATGCACCAATTGTGGCGTGGAGGAGTCACCATCAGATTGTCTTTCGCAAAAACCAATTATCAAAATACAAGAATATCAATAGCTGTCTTTCCTGGTTACACCGCGGCAGAGATAGTGCCCGGACTCAATTTTGATGCCGTCAATAAGGTTATCGTTGATCTTAACGAGACCTCTGTTGCCGAAATCACAATTCCGTATCAGGCTGCTACGCCCTGGCTTGTCGCCACTCTGTTCAATGATGCCACATATGATGAAGCAAACTACACGAATTGTCTTGGCATGTTAGTCATTTCAGTGGAGACCCCTCTCTACGTTCAGATAAATAGCCCGAGTTCAATAGTATGCAATATGTGGATCAAAGGAGCAGACGACACCCAGTTTGCAATAGCCGATTTTTCCAACTACTATCCCTACGCAACGGAAGCACCTCCGGAGTCCCCCAGCTCGAACAGTGCATTAGCTAAACAGCGATCCCACGAGAACGTTGCCACTAACTTATCCCACCGTGCCCCACGTGCGTCCGGAAGGTCATCCTCTTATTCCCAGAGAGTGACCAACCATGCGCAAGTGGGAGACGAAGACGAAGCTCCACCAGGCTCAAATCACATGGAACAGATGAATCCTCAAGAAGGAATTCCAACATCTTCCGGTGTGATCACAGCTGATCTTCAGCCATACGTTTTCTGCATAGGCGATAAGTGTGACAACTTACGCGTGTTATGTAAGCGATCCACCAGGCTCTTAGCTACAAATTTAGCAGCCTATACGCTCGACCCCTCGTACTTTGGGGCGTTCACCACACCTACCTCGAATCAGTGTGCTCTGAATTATATTTCGAGAATCTTCCGGTTAACCACTGGCGGTAGACGCTATATGCTCACAACATATGGCTCAACTGCCGGTGCGACGACCACCTTGTCACCATCCTATTATATGGCCTCCCAAGTGTGGATCTATAACGCGACACCCTACCTCATATCTGGCCCTTCAAATGTGCCCACTCCTAGCTCGTTCATGAGCAGCAACCTAGGCGATTTGAACCCCGTAATGCAAGTTACTGTCCCGTATAACAGACTCACACCATGTGCTTTGGTTAGTGACCAGGTCTTTCAGACTGAGTCCTTCAGACCCATTCTTTATGTCCAAACCTATAACAAGGCGACCGTCACCGGAGCAACCGGTGCACCCCTGACCGATCTTTTCACGTCAGGCGCCGATGATTTTTCGTTTGGATATTTAGTTGGATCTCCCCAACTCAAGTCCTATTAACGATCGTCAAAAACCCGACCTAATACCTACTGTCTAAATAGTCTATGACAGGCCCTCTTTGTATTAGGTGAAGACTTATTAAAAGCAATAAAGATTATCCCATCAGTATAGTCCCTAACAGCCACATCAATTA